AAAAAGTGCGGTACTTAATACTGTAAAAAAAGTTATGGCTAATAACTCCAATGCGGTTAGTGGTATGGCAGGAGACCGTGCTAGAAGCATACAAAGAAATATGGCAGCAACCATGAATCAATCGGCTCCATCCCCTAGAATCACCGGAGCAGACCAAACAAATAGAATGAAAATGATGGCAACTTACCCCGGTGCTGTACAAGATGGCACTGCTATGGTAGAACCTGTAGAGGTTCAAAATTTACCAATGTCTGAAGACGACTTACGTGCTCAACTAAACCAAGAAAGTGGTCAAGATGCAATGATACAAAGGATGGAACAAGAAAACACCATGAATAGAATGACTCGTGGTGTAGATCCTAGAGAAAGGGGTGGTAGGGGCTCTTATCAAAGGGGTGAGCCAACAATACGTGTAAATTCAAAACCAGATGTTTATGATCCTGAATCAGATATGATGATGACTCCACCCGGAGCTATGGCATATGGTGGTTATGTAAAACCTAAGAAAAAGAAAAAGAAAAAACTAGCAGGTGGCGGTAAAGTACGTTCTTACAATTACTAAGACCTACAGAGTTTAGCTACGTCTTCCTCTACAGTGTGCCCGACATTCTTTAAATATTCTACCACTGCTCCCAGTACATGGGTATTGGGATAATCTTTTTTCCATGTATCTAAGGCAGTGGTAAGAGTTTCTCTTTTTATGTAATCAATTTGTGTTACTATTTTACCATCTGTGTTAACTTTTACGGATAGTTCAAACAGGCTTGCTTCAGCCATCTTATTTTTCCAATCTTCCTAGTCTGTGAAATAGATTTAGAAGTTTTTCTTCTACTTCTTTATTCGGGGGTGATGCATACTTGATGTAGTAAGCTATAACTTTCCTAATTAACCCGGCATCCTCCATAGCTATTATAGGTTTAGCACACTTCATTATATATCCACCAACTCACACACTCCGGCAGTACAGGCTAATTCCTGTGATCCCTTTGTGTTATCTTCCTTTTCAAAGTCCTGTAACTTTTTCCAATCTAAAGTTGCGGGCATTTTTTTTACAAGTTTCTTATACTCTTTCTCAGTTATATCTTGATAGGGAGCCTGCTGATACGTATGGTCGGAAAAGGGGAGAAAGGAGACACCACTAAGGTATTCAAAATTTTCCCAACACCACGCACCAACAGGTACCCACTCATTTTCCTTTACCGAAATGGTAACAGAAGGCTTATGCTCACACCAGTGCTTTGCATAAATCTTCCATAACTCAAGCTGTTCTATTGCAGTCATATCGTTTCTGCAAACAGAACCTAGGGGTGCTTTCATCGGAAAGGAGAATACTGTAGTATGTTCTGGTTTCATAACATCTGGCTCACTTGGTATACCAGAGTTAATTAAAAATTCAGTAAGGGGATCTTTGTTATCTCCTCGTACTGTTCTTATATAATAAGGGTTGTGTCTTGCATGTATACCACTAGCACTGTCTACTAACTGACTGACCGTACCAGAAGGTTTGACACAAGTAATAGCTGTACTTTGGTTTATACCAAACTTGAGTGCCCAATAACTATTGGCCTCTACAGCAACACCCCTTAAAGTTTCTAATCTTTTTTCTAACCCACCTTCTTTGCCATTTAACAATGTGCTATCCATAATTCCTGTAAGAGACACACCGAGCAGTCTTTCTTCTTCTGTATTGTCTTGCCATCTCTTTCTTAGGTAGCCAAAGTTAGTAAAGGTAGATTGTATTGTGCCTAGTAATGTGGCAATTCGTATTTTCTTACTAAGAGTAGCCACCGTATCACCGGCACGTACCACCACCTCTGTAAGATTACAGAATTGATTAGGTCGTAGTATAATTTCACTACAAGGGTTAGTACCGAAGTCCCAGCTGGCATCCCGCCTACCATTCTCAGCAGCCTTTGCCTGTGCAGAAGCTCTACTAAATATACCCCTCTCACCGGATTTACTTTCATATAAAGACAGCCACTCTTTCATAAAGATACCTGCGTCTGGTTTCTCTGTATAAGCAACAGAGTTATTAGCCAGTGCTCTCTCTGGGTTTGTTTCCCACCAAGCACCAGACTTAGCGGCACGCACTCGTTGGTCGGATAAATTAGATAAAGATATAAGGGCTGATCTACGTACACCACCCACTACTACTACCTCACCTGTCTTACAAACTATATCGTGGCACTCCATGGAGGAAAGCTTTCTCCCCCTTGATTCTTTAAACTTTGTAATAGTAAAGTCAAAAAGATCTACAAGAGGCTGGGGCCCACTAGCTCTACCACCAAATGTTTTAAGTCTTGTACCAGCAGGTCGTATCTTTGACACGTTAATTTTAGGTACTCTTCCTGTGTACAGATAGGATACTAAATCTCTGAACCCTTTTGCCCAACCTTCTTTAGAATCCACAACGGATATCACATCCTCTGTATGTTCAAACTCTACATCAGGCACAGTAGGCAACTTATCAACGTACTGTCTCTCTACAGAGAAACCTACTCCAGTGCCATTCATAAGGATATACAGCACCTCATCAAAAGCTCTCGGACTATCTATCGGTATATACGAACAGTTATATCCAGCAATGTGCTCTCTCTCTAAAGCTTTACCGGCTGTCATCAGTGCTCTCATAGAGGGCATAACCCCTAATGACAGTATAGCTTCTTCCATATCCTCCCAAGATTTTTCATCTACTCCTTCTACATTTTGGCGAAAGAAAGATATAAGCCTATCTACTGTCTCACTCCAACTCTCTCTTCTTCCTTCTTTTTCTAGCCACCGAGAATATCTAGACATATGTATAAACGACTGATATTCTGTTGGTAAATAATTTCCTCCTAGTAACGATGCCATCTAATCTTCTCCATATTCTAATTCTAATATTAATTCTGCATAATGTATGACTTTTCTTATGTCTTCTGCCCCGTTCTTTTTTCTATGACGAGATATATACTTTACAATATTTCCCTCAAGGAAGTCAAGTTTATTTTTTGAAATGTATTCAATGGGCATAATTTTAAAATCTATGTAATGGTCACCACCCACCTGCCTATCTTTTCCTTTTACAGATTGCCTGATCATATCATTGTGGCTATTAAATTCTTTTCTCTTTCTTTTTGAACTACTGCTGATCATCATCTTCTCCAAATATAGATATGATATTATCTCTCTGTATACGTGGGGTAGGTTTTGTCCTGTCCATAAGGCTATCAATTATAGGGAGTTTAGTTTCGCCTCTCATCTCCTCCAGTATAACACTTTGCCCTCTTTCCTTTATCATATCCATATCATTGGCCAATAAAGACAGTACACCCCTAGAAAGAATGTAAGATAGATCTACATAATTATCACCAACATTGTGTGTGTCTATTACAGCGAGGCTAACCCCATCCTCCCCATCCGGTTTAAGTAGTATAACATACATGTCCGAGGGGAGTCTATCTCTGTAACCGTTTAGATCTTCCTTATTCATCTAACCACTCTTGTGGTAAAAATCCTTCGCACCATTTAAAGCCGTACCGTTCACACCACCCAGCATATGTAGTTTTAGAACCCTTATAAAGTTTATTACTTGCTCTCATAAACAAGAATCTTAAATCAATTTCTGGGTGTTGTTTCTTAATCAACAGGTGTTTACCCCTGTCTGCTGTAGAGAAGAGACCTTTTGCCTCTATAAGGAAATCTTTACCATCTATAGTAAAGTCAGGATTATAAGTAGAATGCCTAACATAATCTATTTTCTCCGATTCATATTTAAATTTTATATTATTTCTATTGAAAGCTACAGCGATAGACAACTCAAAGTCTGATCGGTAGCCGTGATGTCTTAGTACCATTATACCCTCGGCAAGTTTTTAAATATTATTTCCTCAAACTTATCATTAAAATACGTAAAAGTTTTAGGTGCACTCTGTTTTAGAATGCTACGGTGTTCTTCTATTCCTGTCCAGTGTAAAACTACTAAACTATCTCGTTTCTTTGCTTTTATAGCTAATATATCTAAATCATAATCTATTTTCTCCATGTGTTCTTCAAGCCTATCATCACCCCAAGGCTCGTCTAGGTCAAATGTCTGCGACATTCTTATGGGTATACCATTAGGTCTATTACGTAATTCTTTTATGATACTATCCCCACCAAAAAGTTTATCACATTCTTGGTAGGCAAAGTATAC